ACATTGCATTAAATCCAGAAGGTGATGCAAAGTTTGATTTTTACAATTACAACGCAATGGCGCATGTCGAATGGACAAGCTTGGTTGAGCAATTCAAGTTGGCGCAGATAGACAGGGAACGCGGTGCGTTGGATTCTTTGGAGAACTTCGTGCGCAAACGATTGGCAGAATCATGGGCTGATGAAGATTATGTTTCATCCGATATTCAGCAAAGCGCGTCTGGTGGTTATGACTTAAAAGAGATTTGGGATGTTCCAAACCAATTTGTGTTTTGCACGATTGATGTGCAAAAGGATCATTACTATTTTGTGATCCGGTCATGGGCAATTGTGGATGGCACATTGCGTTCCCGGTTGATGGATTGCAGGAAAGTGGTGACGGCAGCCGAAATCCGCGAAGCATGCGACAAGTGGAAGATTCCACAACATGCGCTTGGTTCTGGCGGTGCTTGTCGTGTTTTCCTTGATGGCAATTACAACACCAACCAGGTTCAGCGGATTGCGCTTGAAAACAATTGGATGGTGTTTCGTGGTGACAGCGCAAAGGATTATTTGAATCAAGACGGGTTTCGTCGCATCTATTCTGACATCAAGCCAGTTGATGCTTATGACGGGACGGCTATGAGCAGAGCCGCAAGGGTTGGGCAATTCTTCTTTTCCAAACAATCAGCCAAGAACAGATTGAGCTTGATGCGGTCGCTGAATGATCATCGAGGCAAACCAATTTGGACGCATGCCGATGATGCTGGCGCAATGTATGAAAGGCAGATAAACGCATGGGCAAAGATCGCCAAGACTAAGCCAGATGGTTCTGTTTATTATGATTGGATTAACAGGGACAAGCACAACGATCACTTTTATGACTGCGAAGCAATGCAGGTTGTTTGCGCTGCAATGTGCAAGTCACTTGGGACTGAAAACATCGCAGGTGATGTTGAGTCAGATTAATTGTATTGACATTACATCAAGAGTAATGTAAGCTGTTTATGCCGTAGCACTTCTGCAACGGCCGTTCATTGAAATAGCTATAAATAATAATATGAAAATAGTAAAAGATACAAAAATGCAAAGCACTACTCGTTTAACATTAGATTGGCGCGTAGAAAAGCCAGATGAATTAACATGCGGTTGGAAAGCTAAAACCGATTGGGTTAAAGTAAAAAAGCAATGCCAACAGGAATTAGGATATGTTGGTAGGGTTGAAAACAAAAAGCAATGCATCAGACTTGCCAAAGCAATTGAGGCAAAAGGATTCGATGCTAATGTATGTGGTCATTGGGGATTTCCTTTAATGCAATTCAGCATGCGCAAATAATAAAATATTGCAAAATCAAGCTTCACAGAAATGTGGGGCTTTTTTTGGGGCGTGAAAACATTGGGGCTTTGACGCTCCTTTGTTTTATTAGAAAATTAAAACCGCTTTTTCATATATCAAAAAAGCCGTCAATTTGGGCGCATTGACAATTTTAAGTTTTTTGCTCATAACAAAGATACATGAGAAGTCTTTTGTTTGTTATATGGATAAAAGCGTCAAAAGACGCGGCAACCGCTTTGTCAATTATTGAGACATTGGCGGTAGGTGAGTTTGATACTCAGTCAAGGGGCGGTGCGAGAATCGTCTCTGCAAATGTTGCAGGAAAGCAATTTCAATATGAGTTGCCAGCCGATTGGTCGGCATCTGATTTTATTGAGCAGCTGAGGTTGCTTTATCGTGTTGTCACAACTGGCGGTGCATCTGGAGGTCAAATGACCGATTCAGAAATGAATGATTATGTCATCGATGCTGACAACCAAGTCACAAACATCAGCAAGGCTCGTTTTGCTGATCAATCCGGAGGAAGATACTAATGGCGATCAAACCAATAAAACTACTGCCTAAGATAAAGAAAATCACTTCCGGTGTGGCTTCATTTTGGGGCAGAGGTGGAACAAATGAGTTCTATCCTGGTGGCGCAGATGATCAACGAAGATTTGGGCGCGGCAAGCTAGCGCGTGACATCGCTGAATTGATGGTGGAAAACAGGCAGAAAATGTTGCTTGGTGACAGCCGATACATTTACCAATCATTCTCAACTGTCTCTGGTGCTGTTAAGCAAAAGGCAAATTATGTTTATGGCAACGCATGGCGTTTGCAGTCATTCAGCGCAAACACAGAATTTGCGATGGCTGTTGAAGAAGACTTTGTAAAAATTGATAGGTTACTTGATACTCGCGGAAGTGCTTTTTCATTTCGCAAGTCTGCTTGGCTGGGATCAAAGACCATCGATGTTGATGGTGATTACTTTATCGTTTTAACTGAAAACGCCAAAACAGGATTTCCAAAGTTACAGTATTTAGAAGCGCACAGGGTCGGATCATTTGGATTGAATGGTGGGCATGCAGTCACAGATGGCCGATACAAGGGCATGCGCATTTTCGCTGGCGTGATTGTTGATGAATACATGCAGCCAATTGCATATCGTGTTCAAGATGAATCAAGCAAAGAGGGGCATCGTGATGTGAATGCAAACAGCATGATTCACGTTGGTGATCTTGAATGGTTCAGCCAAAGCCGTGGTCAGCCGTCAGTCGCGGCCGCAATACTTGACTGGTATGACTTGGCAGAAACTCGCGATGCAGAAAAGATTGCTGAAAAAGTAAACAGCGCACTTACATTGGTGGAATCAAACGAATCTGGCCGCCAAGACATGGGCAACAGCATTGTTAATCCATCACCAGGATCTGATGGCAGATTGCAAACACAATTGATGGATTCGGGATTGATCCGATACATTAAAAATGGTGGTAGTCTGAAAGCGCATCAAAGCAACAGACCATCAGATCAATGGTTAAACTTTACCAAACTCGTTGAGTCTTCTGCATTCTATGCTTTAGGCTGGCGCAGGGAAATGCTTGATTCATCTGCCATTGGCGGTGCAGGCGTTCGCGGATTTGCCGCAGACATCAACAAGTCAATTGCTTCCAGATGTGAAATCATTGAAGCAGGAATGAAACGCGCAGCGATGTATGTAATCGCAAAACGCGCCAAGCAGGGTGTTTATGGCGAACTGCCAGAAGATTGGTGGAAGTTTGGATTTACAAAGCCAGCACAATTTACTGTTGATGAAGGGCGCATGAGAGCAGCAGACATTGCAGATTTACGCGCAGGATTAACAACTGAAGATCATATTGTTGAAGCGCGTGGAATGAATTACGAAGAACTGGTGCGCAAGCGTGCGGCCAACATTGTAATGAAAAAGCGCATTGCTGAAGAAAACGGATTGAATCCAGTTGAGCTTGGAACAACGGCAATGCCGGGCGATCCAGTTGAGCTTGTTGAAGACGAAACAGATGAAACTTTAGAATCTGATCAAGATTCACAAGATAACATTCAAACAGAAGAAAATTAACAAAATATCTAAAATGGAAAAATCAAAAAAACAAACGTGGTATGCAATTGAACAAGAACCTGCCGTTGAAGATGTTAAATCTTCTAAAGCAGAAATCTATATATATGACGAAATCGGTGGCTTCGGTGTCGATGCCAACAACTTTGTCGAGTCGCTTGAAGCACTTGGAGAAATTGAGCAAATAGATTTGCGCATCAGTTCACCGGGTGGATCAATTATTGAAGGCAATGTAATTTACAACGCTATCAAACGCCATCCAGCCAACGTCACAGTTTACATTGACGGCATGGCTGCAAGCATGGCATCGGTCATTGCTATGGCTGGTGATGAAGTAATCATGGCAGACAATGCTTTGCTTATGATCCACAACCCTTGGACTGTATCAATCGGTGATTCTGAGCAACTACGCAAGGATGCTGATCTGATGGACAAGATGAAATCAGCAATCATCAACGCTTATTCTCGCAGCAATTATGACATCGAAGAACTAGAAGAATTGATGGATACAGAAACATGGTTTACTGCACAAGAAGCCATTGATGCTGGATTTATTGATGGCACAGTTGAAGGTTTAAAGGCGGCTGCATTAATAACAGAAATGGCAACCATCGCAAACCAAGCTGGCTCAACATTGCCAGTTGAAAAAATTGTTTCGTCACTTGTCACAAAGCACGACAAACAAATAACCATTCTAAATAACCAAATTACAGAAATGACTGAATCAGCAGAACAAGAAAAGGCTCAAATTGTAGAATTGCAAAATTCTGTCAAAGAGTATACAACTCAAATCGAAGATATGGAAAGTTCCCACACAGAAGAAATTGAAGATGCCGCAGTTGCTTTGAAAGAAGCGTCTGAAGTTCAAACAAAAGATGTCGCAGTTGCGGCAGCTGAATTGATGGCATTACAAACCGCTGACGCAATTGCTGAAGCATCCAATGAATCTGATGCGCCAGTAAGCGCAGATTCTTTCTGGGAGGAATACAAAGCAGTCGGTAAATCACAAGGTCTTGAAGCCAAGAACAAGTGGTATGCTGAAAACAAACATCTACTAAACAAATAATTTCACAACCAAGTGAATCTTAACAAAAACAAATAAAAACCAAATATTATGGCTAATACAATCGCAGGGGCAAATCTTGCCGAAATCGCACAGGAAAGCTTGGCAGGACTAAGTGATCTTTTCGCTCCATTGAGCGCACTAACAACAGACTTCTCAGCCGACATCCAAGGTGCTGGTGAGAGCGTCACAACTCGCTATCCAACCAAACCAACTGCATCTGACATGAGCGCAGGCATCAAAAGCGCAGCTTCTGATGTTGCTATGACTTCCGCTACTGTGTCGCTTGATACACATTATGGTTTCACTTATGGATTTACCGATGTTGAGCGCAGCAAGTCTTCCATCAACCTAAACAACCTTTTCATTGAGCCAGCACTTCAAGCACTTGGATCAAAGGTTTTTAGTGATGTCTGGAATCTTATCACAAGCGCAAACTTTGCAACTGCTACTAGTGTAATTACAGCAGCAAACTTTGATCGAGATAATCTTGCTGATCTCAATGCTGATCTTACATCTGTTAAAGAAGCACCACAAGGCGGTCGTTCAGTTTTCATGAATCCTGCTTATTATGCATCACTTGTTAAGAGTCTTAACAGCGCAGATGTTCCCGGTTTGCTACGTGAAAAGGCTGAAGCGATCGTTCCTCGCGTTGCTAAGTTTGATTGCTATGAAACCAATCTTGCCGATGATAACAGCCAAAACCTTGCAGCATTTGCTTTTCAACGCAATGCGCTTCTCATGGCTGGTCGTGGTGTTGATACTGAAGGTGCTGAACAAGCAGGCATTGAAGTTGAAACTGTTGTAATTCCAGAACTTGGACTTCCAGTTCAGTTCCGTAGGTTCTACGACAACGATGGTGTTCTATACTACAACTGCAATCTTCTCTACGGAGTTGCAAAGGGTGTAGATTATGGCATCCGCGTCATTTCTGCTTAATTGCTAATTTTAAAAAGCCGTCATTTGCATTGCAGGTGGCGGCTTTTTTTTAATCAAAATAAAATATTATGTTTAAACCATCAGCCACATTACACAAATCACCAAGCGGTGCTTTGTCTGTTTTAGTATGTTCAGAAGATGCCAATGAATGCTTGATTGCATTTAAGGCATGCACAGAACCAGGTGAGGTCGCTTTTTTGCGCAAAGGTCACTTGGACAAGTTCAAAAAAATTCCAGTTGATACAATGGTTGCTAAACCTAAAGCAGCCAAGAAGACTGCAAAAAGTAAAAAGACAATTTTGCAATAAGGGGTTATTGTGTTCTCGTTGAAGCCGTCATTTGCAATTGCAGGTGGCGGCTTTTTCGCATCTTGCCAAAATCCACATTTAGCTTTAAAACTAAGGCATGTCAGATTTTAGTGATTTCTTAAATATTGGATGCCATGATGCAGCAAACATCATGGGCGAATCCGTTGAGATCAACGGCCAAACTGTAAACGCTGTATTTGATGAGCAAGTCAGCGAATGGGACATGGTTGAACATGGCGATTATGAGAATCCAGAAACCAAGCTGGTCGTGGCATTGCTTGATGTTACAACTGTTCCAAAGAAGAAAGATAGATTTGTCAGAGTTGAAACTGGAGAAACCTTCTTCATTACTGAAATTAGTATCAGCACAGGCAACGTCGAAATGAAGGCAAGGAACGAAACCAAATTGGATGTCTAAAGAATACATTACTTTTAATGATGACGTATTTCAGCATAAAGTTCGCAAATTAGTAAAAGAATTTGGAGTTGATGAAAAGGAATTTGTGCGAGAGCAGGGTGCATTTTTTTTAAATGATCTTGGCCGTTTTGCTCCTCCATACAAAACATTCCCATTTGGCAAAAGCAGATCAATGGGAACAGCAAAAGACAAAAAGGCTGGTCAATTAGCAGTCGAATATGATTTGAACAAAATATTCTTTGTGCCAGAAGGGTCTGTATTTACATGGGCAGAAAAAACATTTCCTATCGGTAAAATTTACAAAGGGAAAAAGGTCATTGGTGCTGGAGTAACAAAATCAATGGACGAAATGCGAAGGTTTCATAATTCCCAACGCAATCCAAGAAATGGTAGAACAAAAGCTTTGCGTGGATTTCAACAAATTTGGGTTTCGCCAGCTATGTTTAAAAAATATTTAAAAAGGGAAATAGCGGATGTTGGCACAGCCAAAGCATCAATTGCAAAAGCAATATTGCAATTAAATCCTGCGGCTAAAATACCATCTTGGATAAGAAAGCAAATTACAAAAGCTTCTGGTAATGCTAGAATGACAAAATTAAATGGTTCTTTTTCTGCTGTATTTAACACAAATGCATTTGGATTACAGCACGTTAGCGCAAAAAGCATTAGAATTGTTCAAGCTGGCAGATTAAAAGCAATGGAAACTAGGTTGAAGTTTATATTTAAAAATGCTGCCAAAAAATCTGGGTGGAAAGTCAGGTAATTGACAAATTGGACGCATAACTGTAAAACATAACAAATGCCAGCAGAATCATATACAGAAATATTTAATTTTGAAGGCAACATTGAATCTGCATTTAAGCAATGGTTAGGAGATCAAATGCTAGAGGTGCAGGAAAGCCTAAGCGTTGAGACGTTGCCAGATGACTACATTGGGGTCACGGCCACACTTGGAGGCGTTACAGGGCATTATAATCCATCACCGGGCGGTGCTACGCATCCAACATATGATCAATACAATTTTGATCTGGATTTTGTTGTGCAAACCAGGCGGCACAATGAAGAAGGCAGCCAAACAGAAAACGTAAAATCAAGACATCGAGAAATTGTTGCATTGATTCGAACCTTTGTGGCCATGTTCAAAGCTAAAGGTTCAGCACTTGAAACTTATTTGCAGTATTATGAAATCGAGTTTCTTAATCCATCTGGAACTGCAAATGACGTTGATGATGTTTTTGACATCACAACTTTATCTTATGAAGGGCAAATTTCAATACTGACAAATGCTTTTCCAACTGTATAAATTAAATAAACGGCAAATTGCCACAACCAACTAAAATATATTAAAAAATTATGTCTATACCATATTCTTCCGTAGCTGACTTAGCACAAGGTTTTGAATCAGTTACAATCAATTCAATTGCATACATCGTTGATGCAGTTTCTGGCGCATCGTTCGCCAATCGTTTAATTTCGCGTTCTGACGCAAATGGTGATCGTGCCGATTTTATGATCAGACCAGGATCAGATCAAGTTGAAGTCACATACACATTGCAACGCACAATTACAACAACAGTTTTGCCAGCAGTCGGTGATGAATACACGCACGATTATGACCGCAGCGGCACAGCTTCAACATTGGTCGTAAAGGATGTCACAGTAAATCGTGACAAAGATTCCTTTGACACATTTGAAATGGTTGCAGTTCGTAAAACTTACCAAGCTTAATTGTGAAAATCACACTTAAAAAAGATAAGTTTATACGCGGCATTTTGACCGATGCAAGCACAACAGTTGATGTTGGCGATCTGGTTGGTCAAAGCTTGATTGATGACGGATCAGCAACAAAGTTTTCTGTTAAACCTAAAAAAACCAACAAAGCTGAAGATTAAAAAACAGATGCTTTAATGAATAGCCTTGTCTGCCCATTTGGTGGGCAGGGCTTTTTTGTATTATGATTAATGAATTGTCACAAGATTTAAAATTAGCCAAAGCCAAGATTCACAAAAATAGGCTGTTGGCTTGGTGTTCAATTGAAGGTGAATCTTCTGTTGATAAAATTACCCTGTTGCCATTAACAGCAAAAGCTTGGGTTGATTTGAACGTAATAGATAACAAATTCATTTGTGGTGGCGATCCAACAGATAATGACATCATGGAATATTTGTGGAGAAATTCAGACAAATATAATGCAAGTTCTTCTAGGAAAACAAACAAGGCAAAGAAATACATAGGTTATTTATTCGCACAATCTAATCCGGGTGAGTTTTCAAAAATTGTTTATGAACATATATATGCAGCATTTGAGGAATTTCCACAAAGCAATAATGTTAAAAATGATTCAGTAAAAAGAACAAACTCAATTGCTGAAATTGACGGCATCGTTGGCATAATTGATGAAGTTGCTTCTAGGTATGGACAAAATCCTGCAACAGTATTGAATTGGTCAATGAATCGTATTTTTCAATTACAGAAAGCAATCAGATTGGCAACCATTCCAAATTACAAATTGGCTGAACCAAAATTGATTAAAATGATTAAACAAGAAATTTTAGAGGAACTTAACAATGGCACAGAAAGCAGACCTTAGAGGAAAAATAAATTTAGATTCATCTGGATTTAAACGAGGCATTCAACAGGCTAAAGGTTCTGTTGGCACTTTTGTTAATACATTAAAAGGCTCGTTACTTCCGGCACTAGGTGCGGCTGGAGCTGCGGGTGCTTTAATGAGTTTTGGTCGCAGGGCAATTGAATCTGCATCACAAATTAAAGAGTTGTCACAAGTTTCTGGCGTTGGAGTTGTTGAATTTCAAAAATTAGCAGAAGCAGCAAAAACTGTTAATATGGAGCAAGAAAAACTTGCTGACATATTTAAAGACACAAGCGATAAGGTTGGTGACTTTATTAACACTGGCGGTGGGCCAATGGCTGATTTCTTTGAAAAGATTGCGCCTTTAGTTGGGGCAACCAAAGAAGAATTTATGGGACTAAGTGGCCCGGAATCTTTGCAGAAGTATTTTAATTTTTTAAAAGAAGCTAATTTACCACACCAAGAAATGGTTTTCTACATGGAAGCAATTGCATCCGATGCAACCATGTTAATTCCATTACTTGAAAATGGCGGTGAAGCATTTAAAAAGTTAGGAGCAGGTGCAGAAGAAGCAGGTAACATAATGAATGAAACCACAATTGAGGCGTTGGATCAAGCTAACGAAGAAATTGATAGGTTCATGCAAAATGTTACTATTTTTGTTGGTCAATTTCTCGCTAAGTTAAGACCAGCCAAAGATGAATTGCGCGAATTAGCTATTGAACAACTGCGAGCAGAAGAAGCATTTGCTACTGGATTTCTAGCAAAAAGAATAGACATTTTCACGGGTGGCAGCGGTAAGTTAATCGCAGAGAGAACTGCTTTGCTTAAACAAGAAGCTGATGCGGCTGAATTGGTAAGAATGCAAAATGAGCAAAATGCATTAACCTTGGCAAAAATTGCATCAATTAAAAAAGGTGAAGCTGCAAAAGCAGTTAAAGAAGCTGAAATGGCAGCTAAGTTGCAGAAAATAAAAGATAAAGCTACTAGCAAACCCGACTTTGCGGCTATTGAAAAAGCGGAAAACGCTCGGAAGAAAGTGGTGCAAGAAATTAGAAAAACCATTAAACCAGATTTAGATAAAGAAGCTGAAGATGGAAAGGATGCTGGAAAAGCTTACTCAACTGGATTTTTTAGAGAGTTTAAGGAACAATCAAAAATAAGAACTAGCGACACATTAAAAAATGAATTATTAAGCATAGGCGAACAACGAGAGGAATTAAGACGGGTGGGCGATTTTAGTGGCGATAGAAAATTAAGAGATCAAGAAAGTTCTTTGCGTTCTGATGTTAGAGAAGCCAGAGGCGAAGAACGCACAGAAGACCTTTTGAGAAGTCTTGGTCGTGATCCTAGATCAGAAGGTTCTGGTAATGGCCGACAAGATAACCAAAGCAGATCAAATGTTTCTGACTATCATCAAAAATCAATTGAATTAAAAACTAGCATTAAAGATTTATTAGAACCAGTTTCAAAATATTATTCTGACAATTCAACACATTCTTTAGAAAAAGACTCTTATCAAAGTCAGATTGATTTATACAAATTATCTGAAACACAATCTGAAAATATAAAACTAATTGTTGAGAAATTAAATCGTCTTGACCAAGCACTTAGATAAAAAAAATTATGGCTGTATATTATGTAAATGGAATAAGTGATGCTGGCGCAACTTCTGGGCAAGGTGGATATTTTTATCCTTTATACTTAACATCATCAGAGGCTGACAATTCTAGCAGTAATACTGCTGGGACTCATCATGAGCATACATTTTATGAATTCCCGGGCGTGACTTTTTATATGCCAACCACAGGCGCAACTCATGCAGCCAGCTATGCTCCAACTGGACAATATGGTGGAGAAAATTATACTCAATATGCTTCAAGTGCGCCCGGTGGAGTCGGTGGAATACCATATATTCCAACGCCATCGACTAGCAATGATTTCATAAGTTTTTCAACAGCAACTTGCACAGGTGGTTATAAAATAAAACCTTTTAGAGATCATGGTGATACAGACACAAATATTTATTATCATGAAATGAAGGTTTTAACTATATCTTATGCGCCATTGGCTGATGATGATACAATGACAGCAGCAACACAAAAACCTGCAAGATCGCCATTTGCAGATGATTATTATGCTTATTATGTTGGTGATCAATCTGTATCAAATGGTGGTGATGGATTTACAACATTCCTTCGTGTATTTGCAAACATTCCACAAGACAGATATGATCCAACTGGATTATACGCATTTGATTTTTCTGGTGTTACAACAAGCTCATCAGCAACAACGACAACAACAAACAGTTACAGTTTAAATATTACTGCACAAGGATACAATGGGTCTTGGACTAGCCCATCTTATTATTTTGGTTCCTCAACAGGGGCTGGAAATATAGTTATTGGAACAGTAAGCAATGCAAGCGGTCTAGCTGTTGGTGATACTTTGGTTCTTGGGTTTGATACTCCAGTAAAGCCAGCAGGTAGCAATCCTGGGCCTTCAGCTTTTACTACAAAAAGCGCAACAATAAGAGCAATTTCTGGTAATACTATTACTTTTAGATTTGGTTCAGTATCTTGGCAAAGCAATTATGAGGAATTTTGGGCGCAAACAGCAAACACCGCTGCCTTTAGCAAAAACGTTGTCACATCAACAACGACAACAACGCAAGGTGAAATAGAAACAAGAAATTCACCATCTAGAGAATTAAAGTCGTATATAAAAACATCAGTTCCAACGACAGTAACTTTGTCAAACATGACGCAGCTTCCAGAAAGTTTAAGCGCAACATCAACTCCAACACTTGCTCAATATAATACAATGGTCGCAAATGGTGATTACTTAAATGGTGCGCCAGAAACTATTACCAGATTCATGGGAAACATCTATGAAAAGTCTTTAATACAAGTTAGAGCAATTAGCTAATGTTTGTTTCTGGCAATGGTAAACGCGCTAGAACTAAACTTGTTGAAATTTTAGTGCGTATTGGTTACGAAAAAATTAAATGTTTACGTTTTGTTGGTTATCCTGCACCTAAAAGAATAAGAATGTTTGCACAAGGTGAAGATAGAGCAATTGGGCATTTTGGTGGAACAATAAATGAAAATTGTGATATTGGACGAACAATACAATGCTATTACCAAGAAAAAGATCAGCACAAATACTTTAGAACTGGAGACACAGTTGCAGAAACAACAGTTTTAAATGATGGTGTGGATGAATGGTATTTAACTTCTAGCAGATTAGATATTGTATATTCTGATTCTAGCACTACTGCGAAGGCATTTGGCAGTTATAAAAGTGGTGCAGGCGGCACATCACCAAAATTTCCAGCGGTGCATTTAACAAGATTGCCAGCACCAACAGGCTGGCCAGTTCCATCGTTTTTAGAACATCCAGATAATTTTGTTTCATTAAACCAATCCTTTTATTCAGAACCAGGTTACTAGGATAGCAATCTTGACAAGCGTCACTATTGCCAAAATCAAAAAAACAGACTAAACATTACATATGGCAACAAAGATTTACATCAATACAGATTTGAAGGATTTAACCGCTAATGCGGTTGCTAACAAAAACAGACCAACGCAAGTAGTGCGGTTGCCACAAATCGTTGAGGGCGAAACTTTAGATGTTGAATTGTCATTGGTTAATTCTGGCGGTGGATATGATACAAGAAGCGGTGATGCAACTGTTACTTTGGCCGTTGCAGTTTCAGCTAGAGGCGCGGCTGCAACATCTGGCACATTTACGCTGACGGCATCCACAGAGACTACATCACCACTTGCATGGAACGCATCAGCGGAAGCCGTTGAAGGGGCTTTAAATGCGTTGAATAGTGGCTCTGGTGCTTATGGTTCTAAAGTAGATGTTAAAAAGCTAAATTCTGGATCATATAGAATCATTTTTAAAGATGTTGGTGCAAGAACTGATTTTGGCGGCACAAGTATTGACCTTGCACCAGAATCGGAAGTGACCATTTCAACGGCAGTTGTTGGATCAGCAACGATCCGGGCGCAAATGATCATTGAGATCAGCCAACAGCCAGCGATTTACACTAACACATGGACAACTGGATCAAGCAAGTTTAGCGGTCAATTAAACGCAAACACCGCCAGAGTGCAGGAATTGATTGCAACTGGGCAAGATGCTTTTTTTGAGGTTAAGGTAGATAATGACGTTGTTTGCCAAGTGCCAATTGCTGTATTGCCTGCGGTCGCTGCGCTAAACAGTTTGCCTGCACACACATTGCCAAGTAATCTTTGCGATTTTGCGGCTGATCCAAGCACTAATGGATGCTTCAGCGTTACTAATTGGTTAGTTGATTTATTAGCACCACATACAAAAGCCGTTTGGGGAAGCATAACAGGCACATTAAGTGACCAAACAGATTTGAAGGTGGCATTAGATGCTAAAGCACCAATAGCAAATCCCGTATTTACTGGGCCTATTACACAAATAGACAATACAAATGCCACATTACATCTAGGAGATGAGTTTGGCACAAAACTTAAAACTAGTAACGCTGGTTTTCAAATAATTGATGTAAATAGTAGTAACGCAGTTAGAATAAATATTCCAAATTCAATGGCTCCGGGATACGGTATTTTCATGGATTCTGGGGCAGGAACTTTTGACATATCGGCAAACGAAGGAACAAATATCGGAGCAGGTGATTTGCATGTTTGCAAGTTTACTGGAGTTGATACGACATCAAAACTTGGCATTAGAACAAAAACACCAGATGCCGCATTGGATGTTGATGGAGATGTAAAGTTCAGCGATTTCACTTCAACGTCTCGTTCAACAGATGTGACTGCTTTGAATCCAATTCAAAATTATCAGCCAGCAACTGATGATACGTTAGCTAATTTATGCGTGGATACAGCAGGCAATGTTGTGAGAGGCTCACAGGAAGCAACTTGGACTTTTGATAGCACACAGCTCAACGCATTAACTTCCACACGGATAAATTTATTAAATAGCCCGGGAGCTGGTAAGTGCGTTGTAGTTGAGGAAACTAACTGGCTCATAGAGGTAGACCTTACAAAAGCATATCAAGCAACTAACGTTAAGCTTGCGTGCGAGATGCTTGGAGTAAATGCAAATTCAGTAGCAACACAAATTACTGCCGCTAATATGAATCAAATAGCACAAATCTTAAAGGCAGCTAATACTAATTCATTTGGATTATATCATCGTGATGTTCCAGACCTTGCAAGAATTTATAGATTTGATGTTCCTATGACTATTCGAGCGACTAATGGAGCTGGAGCAACAAACGTCTTTCCAGATAATTTTGTTAGCGTAAAACTAAAAATCAAATACAGGGTCTTTGATTCAACAACTTTCTAATGGAAGATCATATTGTAACACAATTCAAAATTTGGGGTTTAGTTTTCTTAGGCGAAATGACTGCATTCAATCTTAATACCAGCGCACAGGCTTTCATGTATTGTTGCGCAGGTTTGGCATCATTAGCCACAGCGTATTATTACGTCTTCATCAAAAAATAAAATTATGAGTTTGGAACTGATAGCAATGTTGGGTGGTGGTGTTAGCGGATTTGTCATGAAGATGATCGCGGCACAAGCTGAAGCACAATCAAGAAACTTTGAAATGATGATTCAAAAGCAAGTTGCTGCGGATCAATCAGCGAACGAGGCCGCACAGCGTGGTGGCGTTTGGGTGCGCAGAGTCTTTGTTGGGTTCATATTGTTTGCAGTCATTCTCGCGCCATTCATTTTGTCGCTGACATCAACACCAGTCACAGTTGAAAAGGAAGGATTGGGCGGCTTCTTTAAATTGATTGGATTGGGCGCAGGCGGTTGGGAATCATTAGAAGGATTTGTTTTGCTTCCAGAAGTAAGACAGGCAATGCTTGCCATCGTTGGATTTTACTTTGGCAGTTCCCAAGTTAAATGAATGAAGTTTTGCAAATTATATCATCATTGTGGCCTATCGGCATTGGCGTTATTACGCTGATCGTTGTGCTGTCCAGAATGCATTACAATTTAGAAGCACTTACTGAAAAGGTGAAAGTCTTGTTTGATTTTCACAACAAACGCAAAAAGTAAAAAGCATTTGGATTTCATTAAGTGCCATAATTTATGGCTACAAAAAAACAGCAAGACATACTCCAAGATTATTTGGAAACGCAATCTTATAGAGAGACTGCTAGAAACTTAGGTGTAGACAATAGATACGTCACAAGAACAATTAAGAAGTTAGAAGCAAGGGGTGATGTTCCTTGGCAATCACCAGCACCAAGTGCAGGGCATTTGGGAGTTGGCAAGCGAACAGTTCAATACAATGCCGATGGTGAAGTGGTTCAAGAATGGCGCAGGCTATATCCACAAGTTCAAGCCATGCAGGATGTCGTTGATGGTTTATGCGATCAAGTAAAAGCCAAAGGCAATGCACCAAAACGCAAAGCCAAAAAGACAGACACAGATGACATCTTATTTGAATTAGATATTTTTGATGCGCATGTTGGCATGTATGCAGACGAAAAGGAAACGCGTGACGAAGATTACAATTGCGACATTGCGGCCGCAAGGATGGTTGAAGTTGCTGAAGCATTAGCATCGAGATCACAAAGACCAGCCAAGTGTGTTCTGGTGTTTGGCGGTGACATGATGCACAGCGACAACAGAAGCAATCAAACAGAAGCCAGCGGCCATGTGCTTGATGTTGATACTAGGTATCACAGGGTTGTTGAATATCTGATCAAGGCATGCCGGGACGTTGTTGCCATTGCCGCAACTATCGCTGATCAAGTTGAAATCGTTGTGCTTGAAGGCAACCATTCATGGCACAGCGAGGTTTGGCTGGCTAGGGTGTTAGATGCTTACTATTCAGAGTGCAGCAACATCACAATCAAATCTGAGCCATCACCAAGGAAGCACATGATTTGGGGCGATAATTTATTGGTGTGGTCGCATGGTGACAAGATAGCCGCACAAAAGTGGCCAATGATTATTGCGGCAGAGTTCGCCAAACAATGGGGACAAACCAAATACAGGCATTTAAAGTGCGGTCATATACATCACAAGAAGACCATTGCGCCAGTTGTCATTGATGAACAATCCGGGCTGGTCGTTGAGTATCTGGAAGCATTATGCGCAACAGATGCATGGCATACAGGCGCAGGGTTTGTTGGGTCACAGAAGGGTGCAAGTGCATTTGAATACCACAAGAACAAAGGTTTAATCACTCGATATTTGCAACCAGTATGAGAGACAGCGAACAATCAGCTTTCAAAAATGTAAAAGCGCAGATGTCAGAGCATTTTGACAATTTCGTTTTTGTCATATTAGACGAAGATGGCGATGTGTTTTATGGGTTTAAAAACAAGATTGTTGGCAAAGCATTGTTGGCTGAAGCAGTTAAAGAATTAAAAGAAGAAGAAGAATTTGAAGACGCATATTTATGGGAAGACGAAGACGAAGACGGATGGAACGAATTGGAAAGCTAATTGCATTTAATGGTGCAAAGACTGTTGGCAAAACTACGATTGCCAAGGCATTGGCCGCATTGAGCGATGACGTTGTGATTGTATCATTTGCAACGCCAATCCGGGCGATGCTTGAAGCAATGGGCGTAGATCGCCACAATCTGGATGTTGCCAAAGAAGAACTAATTGATGGCATTGGGAAGTCTGCTAGACAGTTGCTTTGCACACTTGGCACAGATTGGGGCAGGAACATGGTCGCAAATGAAATCTGGATTTGGGCGATGCAGCGACAAATTCAAAAGGTCATTAATGGCGCAAACAACCCAAATGACTTGGTGATTGTCATTGATGATTGCAGATTTCCAAATGAAGCCGTCATGGTGCGCGAGATGGATGGTTGCGTTGTGCGCTTATTGCGTGACGGCATTGAATATGACAGCAACCATGCCAGCGAACAGCCGTTGCCAAACCATTTGGTTGATTATGAATTTGATGCTGGTGGCGTTCAAAACTGCCTAAAAAATATTGTTCAAAATATATTGTGCTAAAGGTTGTCATTACAAATTAAACAATTTGGATGCTGAATTGTAGCAAAACGCTGCAAATCAATAATAACAATCAAAGGGCATTTTGCCTAATATATATATGAATGATGACATAAAAGCTATCAAATCAAATGCTGAAGAAGCAATTGAGGCGATCTTGGCTGAACTAGATGCAAGAGGCGTTAAGGTGTTTCGGTTGCAAGTATTCGCCAACAAAGAAAGGCCGCCACAGGTCAATATTGTAGTTGATGAGATGGGAGGCAAACGATGAATCAGATTGCAGCCTACGACAAAATCAATGATTCACAAGGCATCGAAATGATGGGCAATGCAATTTGCCGATCTGGGATGTTTGGATGTGAAAGCAAAGAAGCAGGCATTGTGTTTGCTTTGCAATGCGTTGTTGAAAACAAACCGCCATTGGAAATGGCTAAGAATTACCATCTGGTAAAAGGCAAATTGACCAAACGCGCAGATGCGATGTTGGCTGATTTCCGTAGGGCAGGTGGAAAAGTCACATGGGATGACTTGAAAAACGAGAATGTGCAATCTGCCATTTTTGATTTTGAAGGCATCAAGACCAATGGCAGTTTCTCAATGGATGATGCACAACGTGCTGGATTGATCCGCAAGGGTTCTGCATGGGATAAAACACCAGCAGCCATGCTCCGGGCGCGTTGCATATCTGAAACACTAAGGGCGATTGCACCAGAGATTGTGCAGGGCGTTTATGTGCCAGAAGAAATTGACGTTGCTGATGCGGTGCCAGTCACAAAATCAAAACCAAAGCCAATGAAAAAGGCGGCAAAAGTTGTTGAATCAATTGAAGTCAAAGATGCGCCAATGGAATACAGGCCAAATTTGGCATCATTGATTGCCGAAAATGATCTGGAATATAAGACCAATTTGTATTGGTCAAACAAGGGCAACATCGACATTGACCTTGATCAGACTTGGCGCGATTTGCCGCAAGACATCCAATCAAAAATGGAAATTGGTTTTGATGCTTTTAGCAAGGCGGTGGCAAAATGAATGACCTAATCACACAGCCAAAGATCAATGGCGTTGCAATTGAAATTGTTGCTGAAGCAGAGCAAATGAAGATTGAGGCGTTGATGTCTTCTAAGGGCATTGGATC